TGGTTGGCCTCGGTGCAACTGGTCTTATCGGTTCTGGCGCTATGATCACCGACATCTTGTCCTGATAAGGATAGGAAATAGAGAGGTGAACCCATGGCAATTCTCAGACCCTTAACTAAGGCACAATACGAAGTATCGTTCGTAGCTCCCAATGGAGTATCTTTAATCGCTGTTTTCACAAAATTCAGCGGCATCAAAGACTCTTCTGAAAAGAGCGAATACGCCAATGGCACTGGAAACCGAAAGTACCATGTCGTTGGCCCGCGAACTGCAGATAATGTTACTCTTACTGCTCCGTATGATCCCACGATCTTCAAGCAACTAGAGAACTTCTGGTTAAACTACAATTGTCAAGATGTTACCGTTACAGTAACCCCTAGGGACTGTACTGGTACCGGGTCTGCTCCAGCCGGTGGCGCGTACACCTGCTACGGTTGTAAATTCCTATCAATCACTACTGCCAACGTTGATCGCGATAGCGGCAACGTCCAGGAAATTGAAGTGGAACTCACCGTCAATATTTGGGACAGAACTTGATTTTGTAATTCAATAATTGCCCCCGAAAGGGGGCTTTTTTGTGAGCAGGGTAAAACATACATAACAGGATTACCAACGGATAATGGCAAAGACAACTTTCAGTTCCGCTATACTTGTAAGCAGTGCTTGGTTAAACGGAGCAAAACAAATATTTTTTGATGGTCAAGACTTAGATTGGCACTATGACCCCCTTGGATTGAACTCTCTGGTTACGGCTGGTCCAAATGGATTGGATAGTAGGTACATGACACTAGGTACCAACCAGCCTACGCTATCTAGCTTAAATGAATTCATTTCTGGAGCCCCTATCACCGGTAATAAAGTTACCCTGGGTAAATGGTGGTTTGGTTTCCCAACCCTGTTAGATGAGAATAATAATAACGTCAACCCTGAAAACATCAAGGAAAACGCCCCCAGAAGCTATACGACAAACGACAAATATAATTACGCCAATGGAACACCTACTCCGTCAATAGCACAAAAGTTCGGGTCATTAGATGATGCTGACCTAATCACTAAGAAAATCTTAGCTGATTTGCTTAACAATTTAATTATTGACAACGGCGAATACTGATTAGAGGATTAAATGCCAAGATATGCTCCCCTCCCCTCAGTCTCAATAGACCCAAGGAACGAGGCACAATTAGTTCAAGATGCAGCTCAGAAGGTTTATGAGGCGTCCAACAAGACTCTTAATGACTTTAGTGCAGGTAATCCCCTAGCAGTCCTCTTAGAAGGGCAGGCTTTTTCTCAAGGTGAATTTTTATTTTGGGCCAACCAACTTCCAAATAAAATTCTAATTGAATGGATAGGTCCATTTTTAGGTGCCTTAAGGAGACTAGGTACCCCCGCAACGGCTTTAGTAAGATTATCAATAGCGCCAAGAAATTCAGACTTATTGGTACCATCTGGGTCTACATTTACATCTAATCCTCAACTATCGGGCGGCCAAGGATTTGAATATGTAAGCTCGTATAGCGTAACCATACCTGCCGGTAAGACAGAAGTTGAAATCCCCGTCTATTCCAAGTATGTAGGGAACATTTATAATATTCCAGCTAATTCAATTACTGGCCCCCCTGACCTCGGGGAGGCTAGCACTGTAGTAACCAATCCTGAACCGGCGGTAGGGGGCAGTGATGTAGAAACATATACTGAAGTTCAAGAGAGATTTTTCTCCTTAATCAGACGTAGGAACCCCGTTAGCCAAGCAGATTGGGAGAATTTCTTCATAGACATGTTTGGATTGGGGACTCTGACTTCTGTTCAACCTAACAGGAGTAGTAGATTTGGTTATAATTACTTGTCTGATTACACTAAGCCCAATGGACAAGTCTCTTTCTTTGTACTTGGTCCCAATGGCACGGAATTAACAGATGACCAAATAAGGAGGGGTCAGAATGTAATTAACTTTTCAATCCCCATTGAAAATCAGGCCCACCTATACCCCATTACTTTAAGTCAAACTCAATATAACATCACTCTTGAAGTTGATGCCAATGGCATCTATGGCTCTAATTACCAACCTGTAACTTTGAACTTTAGGGACAGGCTCTCCACAGTATTGACCCCCGGAAATGTCTTCCCGACAGATACGAACCCCACCGTAAGTGATGTGGATGCTGCATTTTATAATACTTTTGACTCTGTCAATAGATTTAAAGACCCTCAAATCAACTATTCCGCAGCTTACAATACTCCGGCCCTCCTAAGCAAAGACGCTGCAATTTACACTAATGTCTATGACTTTGAACCAGTAGACACCATTTTGAATAGCGATGATCTCATTGTAGTTAATAATCCCAACCCAACATACTACCCAGTAGAAGTAGCGTATAGTCCTTATTCAACGGACAAATTTGACCAAACCGTATATGGCAATCTTGCCTTAAAACAGATAAAGTTACTTACTGCTGGCAGGTATAGTTTGGGAGATATTGTGTTCTTCGATAACCAATTATTTGTAATCCTTGAAAACATAGTAATTGGATCTTCAGCGGACATTCCTAGTGCTTTTGTAGCCGGAAAAATTTCTTCGGCGAAGACTTATTCTGCTTGGGTTGTAAACAACTCTTACCAATACTCACTAGGGTCAACAATCGACCCAGAAATCGTTGAGTATGATTATTCGGATGGGGAGTTCTTACCTACCACTACTGTCGGTAGATTAGCTTGGTTAGTAGCTCAGAATTTCACTTTGCTTCCATCTACCAATGACATTACAGGGGCCCAAACTGAAAATAAAATAGGCCCTGCTTTAAATTCTAGCTTGCCAAATAATTATAATCAACTGGTTGAAGGTCAGTCTTATTTAGCAGGAACTTGGGTTTACACACCACAGGTTGGAAGTGGACCTGATGCTGTTTCTGACCCCTATTACAACTATGTGGATGTAACAAAAGGGGCCGTCAATAAATACGCATTTGTAATTGCATCTTTTACTTACGAGCCCAACGGGGCGCTAACTGTAGATTACTTTAGCGAATTAATCAAGCAAGGCATCATAAAAGAAGTATCTGTATTAGATGGAAATGGTGGCCTCCCCATTTACAAATATAAACCTAGATTTAAATGCGGGCAATACCTGGAGTATAGGGAAGTCTCAGGTGGAATTCCCACTTATTGCGTTGCCGCCAAGTACTTCACACCAGGCAGCACATCAATTCAAGATTTAATCAATGAGGGGTTAGTCATTAACCTTGCACCTTCGTTCGAGCTGAGGTCGCAATTAGATGACTTAGTAGATAACAGCGTATCAGGCAGAATAAAGACAACCAACTTGGTGGATGGGGGGTCTGGTTACCGAAATGGTATCTATGTCAACCTACCTTTGATTTACGTCAACCCCGTCAATGGAGTAGGGATCAACGGGTCTATCAACTTGGTAATATCAGGGAATACAATTATTTCTTATGAGTTATCTGACTTTGGGCGGGGGTACTCAATTGGCGATGTTCTAACTATAGATAATAGCTTCTTGGGTGGCTCTGGCAGTGATTTCCAAATTCAGGTAATCTCTCTTTACCCCAGACAGACGGAGATAAATACATTTGTCAGGATGTTTACCTTCTATAGGGGGGATAGAACCTACTTTAGAAATGGTAACACGGTAAAATCCTATACGGCCACATCTAGTGTAAGCCCCTTATTTGACTTTTCAATCTACTACAAAAATGGTGTATTTATAGATTCATCAGAAGCTGGAACAAATGAATTTAATCCTCAGGCATACATCCCCTATTTCAATCCGGAGTACGTCAAATACGCAGAGGACACCCTCGTAGCAGAAGATGGCAGGAACATTTACAGGGTAATGGGGGCATTTACACCTCAGACAACAGTAACTAACTGGACAAACATGATGGTTACTAATACGGCCAGATACGAGGAGTTTACTGGTAACCTACTGAGGTACGTCTCTTTCTATAGATGTGAAGAGGAAATTATTTCTCAATTTGGTTTGGAGACATCTTCTATTAAATTAGGCGTAGCCCAAATAACGTTGGTGCCCCGTAATACGGGAAGATTCCCCAACTCCAATCAGGAAATAACCTATATATGGGAGAACCCTAGATCTAACACTGAGGTCCCCCAACTTTCTTGGTATACTGGAACTACTTTCCCCTATCAACCACCTGACTATAAAGAAGGAACCTTAAGTCTATGAGCCAGATTATCACACCATTAGATGGGGGCAGGGAAGAAATTCAAACATCTTCTAATCCCACATTTGGTACTACGTTATCAGTTCAGTTTCAAGAGGTTAATAACCTGTTTGAGACACCCACTGAATGGGTACCAGGGGGTAGGCCCATTTATTGGAGGTTACCTGCTGCGTCAGAGCGATACTATATCAACTTTGGACTAGACAAAAAGTCTGCCTATGTTTATCTGCCTCCGGGAGAAAGTCCTTTTGGTCCTAATTCTCTAGAAGTTGTCGCATCAGGCGAGGATAAATTTTTAGTGATTAAACCTGGGACCGTAGTTTGGGAACACGGCAATTTCTCTATAGACCCGGTCATTTTAAATCTGGAATTGGTAGGAATGGCTAATTCTCAATATTTAATAGCTTATAGACTGACCTATGACGATTCCCCTTTCTATGCACTGTACTCTGTAGAGAATTATTCCCTATCTGGTCACGAAATGAATGTGGTCAGTGGCACTGATTCTGAAGTGGGGTGGAGGTATGTGCCCAAACATGCTTTTTGTAATGATACCACCTTGGAATGGAGGAACTACGATGGATTATTTCCAAACTATAGTGGGGCCCCATACTTATATTGGCAATTTCCTAGGGCGGCCTCTTTCTCTGAGATAACTTTTCGTTGCCCCCCGAACACTGTAATTACTGGTAGTGCCACCCTGTCCATAACCAACTGTTTTAACGAAGACCCAGATAATCCCGGGCAACCAGATCCTAGTAATCCATACTGTTCTAATCCAGATTGGCTCTTTGTAGAAACAGTCGAGGTTAGTAAAGACAGTACGGGGCAATTCTTTACGTTTAAAATTGCAATTCCAACTTTTAATACTGGCTGGAAAATTGAGTGGTCTGATCCCAAAGTTTCCATACAGTCCGTTTCTATTTCGGGGACTATTTCCCTCCTAAGAAAACCATCAACGGGTAAATCAGAGATATCCCTTGTTGCCTACCCCTTGGGTAGTCTACCTCTAACAGCAACCAATAGTGTGGGAGAAGAAATTCCAGTTACCTACTGCAAACTTGCTCAAGTTGATATTTCTCCGAGTTATGAAGTTAAAAAAATCTTTGACGTTAGAGAGTCTGTAAATGCAGATTATCAACCTATTGCAGAGTGGCTTACGAGGCCATGGGACGACAACTTGATTAACTTATACGAACAAGTGGATAATTATTCAACCCTTTGGATGACTCCCGATACTTGCATGAATCAAGAATACTTAGCACTATCTGATAATTTAATCATTGTAGAATAAAATGACTGTAATTTACCCAAATTTTAACGTAGCGGGTTATGAACTCTACGGGTACTCCAACCCATTTTTATCGGGGAGTCAAGCAGCATCTGTCCAACAAGTTGAAGTAAGAGTTAGTAATCAATTGGATTGGTTAGCTCAGCTATTGGGTTGGAGCGGCAATGAATACTGGTTTAGCCTTGTTTCAAACGTAGACCAAAAACGACAACTCTTGAATGGTACTTTTGGTGTTTACAACAGTTTTGTATTCCCCACCATCAAAGAAATTAGGAATTGGGAAAGTTCCATTGTTGTTGAATCAGACAACAGAATTCAAATTGGGCAAATTTTGATATTGGGTGATTACTCATACGAAATAAAGGATGTTCAAAAAAATGGTCAATCCTCATCGTTGTTCATTGGTGAGTTTACTGACCAATTCATACTTGATTACTCTGTCGGGAGTCAAATTAAAATTGACATAGAGAGTGCGAGGCCCTCACCTTTCTATAGGCCAACCCCTGGCATCTCTGCCGATGCTTCATTTTTAGTTAGCCTGATAGATGAAACTAATTCCATAGCCTTATACCCAGATTTTGATAATCAGTATTCTTTACCGTATATATTTAACACATTTTATGTGGGGTCTAGGGTTTACTTTGATAAACCTGTACAGCTTATCATTTCTGAAGAAGTCACTATAAATCCAACCTATAGTTTTGAAACTGAGTCATGGTTCTTAGACATTCCATCAAATCTAAAATTCGATGGCCCCCAGGTCAATGCCCTGTTAAAATTCGGGGATTATAATTCAACTTTCCTGGTGCTGCCATGGTCATTCAGTAGCGACTGGAACTGTAAGTCTGTTTTAGATAATTTTACGGGGGTCTGGGGCAATAAGGGTGGATTTTTACCCTTTAATTTTGTATTTGATAGCCTTAGCCTCCATGGTTTTGATGAGAGGAATTCCCTATATTTGGTACCTGTAGAGAGAAAGATTCCATTTAATGATATCTTAAACTTTATTTACTACCAGAAGGCACCGGTAAGTCCTACTACCCCATCCCCAAAACAAAGTCAAATCTGGTGGAATAGCCAAACGGGATCCTTTTCGGTTTACGATGGGGGCGGTTTTAATTGTGGCCCATGGGTTGAGATAGACTACCCTGAGGATAGTGGTTTCCCCTTAATTCCTGATTTCTTATTCCCCGATTATGGTAGTTTTGCTAGCTACACGGGTCCAATCACAATTGGGGCAGTCGTTAGAATCTTAGACGCCATCGGGTTATCAGAAACTGACGGGGTCATAGGTCTATCTGGGACTATAGCTGGCGTCTGCCAAATTGACTTATTCAAACCCTCTGATGAGGGGTACTGGCAATTACAGTCTGTAGTATACCCTGATGAGGCAAACTTTTCCGTAGACGCTTCCATTTTACCGGCAAAAGTAATTGTCAAACTAGAAGATTCAACATCACTCAGCCCATCTACGAGTGGTTATGTGATTGCTAACCTATTGGCGGACTTGGCGGACCCTTGTCCCGTAATCTTATCAAGGTGGGACAATCAACCCAGGAGCCCATGGTACATCTCACCACCATCTAAATTAAAATATATTGGGAATACTAGCCTTTTTGGTAATGATCCGCAGGATGGGGAATTGTCTTGGGACTACAGTAACCCGGACCCGCAGACAAGGGGTGCATCAATCTTCTATTATAATCGGTGGGAGTTAGTGGGTTCCCAGTGGGAATTACAAGGAGACTGGGTGGGCATTAACAGCTTCACCCCTGCTGCTCCATCATCAACTGTCAATTTCGATGCTGTTAAGGTATTTTGTAATAATGTGCCACTGGAGCCATCTGTTCCCTATCAGACTAGTGACTTTCAAATAATTTTCACAATTGACAGCTTAGATGGGACGCTTAATTTCTCCTACAACACGATGACTTTCGACGGAATGGTTAAACTACCGACAGTAATAATAACAGATTCGTTGACCTACACATTTAGACATGATATTTCTGATTTGGTATTTAGTGGGTTGCAAATCTACATGTCCCCCAACGTAATGGATGCCTCTACCTCTTTGAGAATCTGGAAGACGAAGCCCATGTATGTGGTTAATTCTGTGTCAGAATTAGATTTGTATGATAATGCTCTTGTGGCCGATTTAAACTCCGGGGTAGGTGATGATAACTGGGAGAATTATTACCTTAGACTACCACCGGCCTACCAAAGAAACGGACCAGAGTGGCAAAAAGTAAACCTTATTTGTCAAGATTTTGGCTTGTGGGGTTCTCCCCTATCTCCAGAAGACATGGATTGCCCCCCTCAGCAGGAGCAACCAAGAATCTATGATGATGTGTTTCTGTATGGCGGGGAACCATCAAGTCCTACTTACCTGTACTCTGAGCCTTACCTGTACTCCAACATAAGGTACGGCCTAGGTTTGGAAGAAGACTATTTAAATGCCGCCGTATTGCCGGGGGTTGATGCTGATTTTGACGACTTTTCGGGAGCCAAAATAGTAGAATATGCCCCCCTTCACGACCGTAGAGCGATCACTGAAGCCACATTAGACAAGGTTTACGGAGATTGGGAAGGCTATTACTATCGGGCGGACGAATGCGGAAATCTCTCTGGTCACTTGGTTAATGACTTAGATGACTCAATTATTGAGAGAATAGATGCCCCAATCTGGGATTCCAGTATCTATAAGATCCCGACCACTTGTGTCATAGACGAGCAATCTTACAGAGTGGACGCTAATCACTATAAGGTCGGCTATGCGTATTTTGCTGCGGATTTGTCGGCTGCAGATGAAGCTTTTTTTGACCCATTTAATCCTACGTCTTGGAAAAAATGTACGCAAAGAACCTCCCTCTATTTAACCGCATGTCCTAATTGTCCCTAATTTTAATAATACCAAAGTCAGGGTAAAATCGATCATACACACAAATTATCATGACTACCAAAAGAAAAAACTTGGATGAAATTCAGGATTTAACCCTTGAGAGCCCGGAGCCAATTTTAGAATCGGACTCACTAGAAAAAATCATCTTGGAGTCCCCACCCACTGAAGAAAAAACCGAAGTAAGCCCTAAGGAACTAAGCCCAGTTCTTAAGGCCCTTTCTAAACCAAAAGCACCCAAGGAAACTACAGAGTTTGACAAAAATGAATTAACTCAATCTCCAATTAGTAACACGCAAGTGGCACAAGTGGCACAAGAGGCAGTCAAACCAAAACTACAACCAAAACCAAAGCGCATCCAACCCAGGAATACCCTTAGATTCTCAGCTCACAAGTAATGGCACAGAGTCTTAATTGTATACCGCTAACTCATAATTTAGCTAGGTTAATGCAATTTGCAGAATCCAATGCTAAATATGCAGGTTTGCCACGGGGTATGGTCAGAGGTAGAGTAGTCGATGTTGATGACCCTGAAAATCATGGCAGAGTAAGGGTGTTATTCGATGCTATGAACCCTGAGGACATTCCTGAAATTGAAGGGGCTGGTTTATTTTCAGGTCCAAGAGATGGCAAGGGAAATTCATATTCACATTGGATTGACGCTTCCCCTGCATTTGTTGGTAAGCAGCCCCCCGGCTTAGTCGGGACTAGGGTTAATATTATCCTGAGTAATGGCCAATATCACTATGCCATCCTGAGCGATACTCTATACGACCCACAAAACCTAACAGAACAAGCGGCAGGAACATTAACAACACCTGTTAATTCCACCATGGTCCGTCTACCAGTTTATCCCTCGGGAAGTCTGCCACCACCTTGCAAGGAAAACCATGGCTGTACAGTCATTGAGGAGGGTGGCCCCATGAGTTCTGACTGGACATGTGTATGTCTGAAAAGAAATGGTGAGTACATCTGGGTAAGGCATTGCGACTTGCAGCATGGACACGCAGGGGCTAATGACTCTATTCAGCCACCAGACTCCTCCGGAAATAGGCAGAATCCAATTCAAGCCGGGACGGTAGGTGACTGCACTTTCCCAACATCCAATGGTCAGTGTAAAAGATACTCAGCTTTTGGAACCACACCTACTGGTAATCCATTTGGAGTTGATGCTAATTGGAACCCCCCACCAATGAGCGATAAAAAACCATTCCCTTTTGAGGAACCTCAGCTTCTAGACATGGATGCTGCTATGAGTTTTGTAAGGAAGGATGCCGGGTACATTGATGGCCAAATTAAGGGCGCTTTCACCACTACATGGGCCCCACAAATTCCAGCAACATTGCCCGCAATACCCGGTACAAACTTTGCAGAGGCAGCTTTAAAAACAGCACAAAAAGCTCTCTCTATCGCTGAAGCTGCAAGGAAAATTATAGCAGATCCTACGACATTCATTCAGTCAACCGCATTGGCGGCCCTGCAATCATACTCCCCCCAAACTAATTTTATACTAAAAACGCTACAAAATCCCCAAGGTACTATTAACACTGTTTACTCATCCTTGGCTTCCGCACTAAACCCCTTCAAATAATGGCATTCGAAAGTAACTACAACGCTGACTATGACCCGGGATTCCCAATCTATCAAGGGTTTGGCCAAAGTGCCACAAATCCCTTGGCTCCGGTTTTTTACCAGTCTTTGGGGGTAGTTAATAATTTGTCGGTTTATGATTCAATTTATGCCTCCCGAAGCATATTTGCTGATGTATCATTTTCTGTAGGTGACAGCCTACTTAGCAAAGACTTGTTCAATGTTGGGGTCCCAACTAACTTTCTAAAGACGGTAAACTGCGAACAACCCGTAAACTGCGAACAAACCCTAAGGGTAAATGAAATTACAAATACCGACCGCATCATTGTTGCTGGCATAGAGTTTAGGCCAACTAGAATTGTATCCCAGAATGGCTCATTTACAGTACTCGCTGCAATTTAATTATGGCCATCCGCCGACCTTCAATTTATCGTCAAGACCTATTTGCCTTTCAAGATTTTCTATACTACGAAGATGGCCCAGAACAAGGGAGATACATCCTTGGTAAATACGACGGAGAACCCTATGAGTTATTGCAGCAAACTTTCGACTACCCTGTACCTGATTTTAGGGGTGGTGATATCGTGTCCAGAATTGATTACACTCTTGTGGGTAATCTTATTACAGTAGAGCATTGGGAAATTAACTGGAGAGACGAATGGCCCCTGAGACTTGCTGCTCAGATCTTGGTAAATTGTTTATACCCGGAGAGAAAAGGATTTCTAGTTAGAGTTAATAAAGATGCCTATCCATTTTGGGTATCAGAGAATTTCTTCCCAGTAACCAATGAACCTGACGATTACCTAATTCAGAGACAATCATGGCAATACCTAAATTAAAAGAATCTACTTTAACGACCCCAAATAATGTAGTCTTATTTTTTGATGGGCCACTGGACATCAACATACCCGTCCCCGTCTCCAGCTTCACAGTATGCTTTGGTCAATATGGGGTTAATACAGTGGTATATTCCTCAGCTACAATGATTTCATTGGGGTTAGATTCTGCACTATCGCCATGGGATGAAGTTTTCGTTTCGTATGAGCCACCATTGGACCTTAATGTATGCCTTAGGGGGCCCATACCGCCTGGCTCAAATGATATTATCAAAAAGAGGAATGCCGTTAGGGCCTTTTACAGGTTTGCAGTTAAGAACACGTTAGCCCCTGACGAGAGGACCGATGGCACCCATAAGGGGTCTAACCTGGGGCAAACTATCGGTGGCTATGGCTTCCCCTATCAAGACCGCTCAGGAGTTTTAACACCCAATCGCTCAGACCCTAGAAGTGCGTCCCCGGATGATTTTATCACTGCTTTTGGCCTTAAAGAAGCCGTCCAACTGACAAACATTGATGATGCTTCTGCAACCAGTGTCAACATAGTTAAACTTAGAATGGCGATTGAAGACGCTAATTCCTTAATTGACTCATATATTGAACAATCTGGAAAGGCTGGTAAGGTCCTAATCACCAGTAGCCGTAGAAGGACGGCATTGATTATTGCCAGATATTACCTTGACACAGTTCGTAAAAGGGACGACATCAAGAGTGACTATGTTGAAGCCCTCAAGCAACTGGACGCCGAAAGGGAAATGACTGCTATTCGAGCAGGACATGGGGATTCAGCTATTGATACCAAACGTGGAATAATGCGGACATGGCGTATTCCACAGAGATATAATATGGTATCAGGTAAAGGGTTTTCAGGCTGGAATACAGACACTGCGGGAGACCAGGCCCCAGATTACCGAGTGGGTTATGGAGCCACGGGACAAAATGACACTAGCCCCAACTGGATAACAGATAAGAACTACGAAGACTTAGGTGGCACCCTCCAAATCGTACAACCAAATGATGCGGGTGGTTATGACATCGACGGGTCAACTACAATATTCCCATAAGGTAAACCATGGCTGAACTCACTACTATAACTCGCATAGAACAATACCTATGCGACTCTCTAATAGCCTCCCCCTTAATCCCACTTAATGTCAATGTTTTAAGGTTGGCTGATGCCATGGATAATGAAGGCGTGGTTAATCAGACTAACAATATTGTGGTTAGATTTGTAGGGGCATCATCCAATGTAACAAATAAGATCCCCCTTATTTACGATAAGAGGATGCAATTTGAATTGAACTTCTCCTGTCAGAATTACCTGACCAGCTCTGGCCACGATTTTGCCACCCAATTATTGATGGGATCAGAAATTACAATCTCGGGTGGGGTACCATCGGGTTCTTTCGTACAAGTTATTGAACCGTTTCACTGTGCATCAACCCAATTCACAGGGGTAACTAAGCAATCTCAATACACATACACTCAACTGTATACAGTGACAGTGCAGGAAGTATACCCATACGTCGCGCTAGACCCTTGTGTCCAAAGGGGGGACTGCAGGCAGTTGTTCCCGGGACTTAATGTAGCTACCACATTACCCCTAGGAGGCGTTGTAGATGAGGCTTCCGGCAGCATTTACATCCCCTGGTATCCGGGGGCCAATCCTGCAGAGTATGAGTTTTCGAACCAATCTGGCATCAGATGGAGTAATGAAGTAACTCAAAGTGGTGACTGGGTATTTATTTGTGACCCTTCCGAAGTATTTATAGAAGACCCACTGGGGCAACCTATCTACTTGTTGAGTAATAACAGTTATACCGAAGATGGTCGCCTAGTGGTTACCATTTGGGATGCTCAGACTAGGCAGCCACTGAGGGAGGTGTTCTATATTGACTCCGGTAAAAAACTAGCTAGATATGCTGTTGAACTCTGGAGAAATACACTAGAGGGGGCAACCGATGGCAATAGCGGTATTGCACCCGACTCCGTTAAGGAAGCCATCTTTTTCCAGGGCATGAACTCTGGTGAATTCGCAGTTGTTAAGGGGGCCTTCCAAATTTTTTACTCAGATCCCTTAAACCCAGAGGCAAAAACCCAGACCCTGGCGGGAGGTTCATTAATTGGGGTAAAACCTGATGTATTCATTCAAGCCCCTAAGGGAAGGTTTTATTTTGTAGGCCAATCTCCCCAAGGGAAAGGTTGGTTGCTAGAAGGTACATTTGAACTTGCTTCTATGAATTCCTTGTGGAAACTTGGGTGCCTTACATGTGAAGGTAACTCTACACCCCCTCAACTTTGCTAATTGTTAAATGGAAACTCCAAGATCCCTGTGGGCTCAGTACCATACGGCAGTCAAATCCGGCAATAACAAACTAGCTGAAACCCTACTAAGAAAATTGCATTCTTACAAATCTACCCCTAAACCACAGGGCTGCTCAAGTTGTAATAGGAGATTCAGATGATGAATCAAAATGAAAAAATTCTACGTCAAAAGGAAAAGCTAGCACTCAGGACTTTGCAAGTTGCTGAGGATTCCTTAACCATTATCCAAGCTTCTCTGGATGATTGCAGTACTGATGATTTAGTGAAGATTTTTAACTCTTCCGTTAAAGCCCACAAAGATTTCATTTCCGATGTGGCTGCTTTGACAGAAGTTGAAAGTAAGTCCGAGAAAGAAATTGTTAAAGAGTACACAGGAACGGCGGCAGAACTTATTAAAAGATTCAAACCCCAAGCATGAGACCAATAATAAACCACGCCAGTCAGTTAGACGAACACAGTTCTTGGCGCCACTACGTCCGAGGGTTACATCAACTTAACATTCTGGAGGCGCCAAACTCTGTTATCCAGAACTACATGTTTGAGTCTTCTAGGTATTGCTTTTTGGCTTTTGCTGATTTGATGAAAGGTGGTGCTTTAAAGGTCGCAGATTTCCATGAAATTATTGCCAGTGGTTTTGAGGATCTGGCAAATAAACGCTACCACAACTTGATTGTATCATGCCCGCCCCGTTCTGGGAAATCGATGCTAGCATCAATGTTTGTGGCCTGGTTGTTGGGAAGGGACCAGGAAACTCAACACGTTATTGCCTCTTACGGCTTGTCACTATCCAATAAGTTCCATAAGGAGGTTATTGGCATGTTGAAGACCCCGGTCTTTAAGAAGATTTTTCCTGAATGGAAAGGTTTTGCTAGAGACTCTAAATTTGAGATGCTTAGCGGGGGGTTTATCCTGCCTACTTCCGTTGGTGGTGTGTTGACTGGCCATACGGCTGGGTCTACAAACATTATTAGCCCAGGTGTGGGAGCTATGGTCATTGACGACCCTTTGAAAAGCTCAGCTTCTGCCAAGGCTTTTGAGAGCCTTCAAACGTGGTGGCAAGAAGAAGCATCGACACGTAAAACTAACAACTATTGCCGCCTAATTATTGCGACTAGATTCCATGCCAATGACTTGCATGGCCAGGTTTTAGAGTCGGATGGTAGCTATGATGAGGAAGAAAACCCGGAGGGTTGGAGGTGGGTGAATATTGCAGGTCTGTGCGAAGACCCTGTCAATGACCCGTTGGGTAGGCAAATTGGTGAGTCTCATTGGCCAGATAACCCAGCCTTCTCGATTGATATGCTGGAAGCCCAAAAGAAAACCATGGGTAGTTCCAAATTTGCAGCCCTTTATCAAGGAACTCCAACTGCAGCAGAAGGCCAAATTGTAAAGGCTGGCTGGATTGTAAAGGTGGAGGAAGAAAAATGCCCACCACTCGATGTGGTTTGGCTAGGTGTAGACTGTGCATTTTCTGAAAAAGAGGGTGCAGACGAAACTGCGGTCTGCGTGGCGGGTATTTCGACTAGAGACCCTCGAACTATTTACATTAGGGAGATTATCAAAGGGAGATGGGGATTTCCGGATTTGATTGCATCAATTAAGCAATTACACTCCTTCTACAAACCAAAGGTAATCTGCATTGAACGGGCAGCATCTGGACAGTCTTTGATTCAAATGTTGAAGCGGGAGACTAAAATTCCTGTAGAAGAGATGAAGCCCCTAAGGTCAAAAACAGTACGTCTTGAAGCTGTTTGCCCACTCTTGGAGAATGATAGGGTTAGACTGGTCGAGGGGGTATGGGCAGATGGGTTTATTAAGGAGTTAACGGGTTTCCCATTCGTTAAACACGATGACTCGGTAGATGCGTTTGTGTGGTCTTTGACATACTATGCAATGAAGCTAGACACCATTGACCGTGGGATACAGGATGCTATAATACAAGGGAGAAGGTGGGGAAGGGGAAGTAGAAGGCCATTCTTGGGTGATTCTGATTTGCCTACTGGTAGAGTGGGAAGGAATTTACCTTCAGTTGGACTTTACAATGATTTAGATTCTGGTTCGGGTTTTTACGGTCCAGGCTCTCTTTCTAAAACACGACTCAAGGGCGGGGGAATCGGTTATGATCTATCACTCTAATTTCAACAACAACTTTAATTAAAATGACACCAAAACATCCAAAAATAACACACGTTTCTCAGCTATCGGAGCACTCAAGCTGGAGAAAGTACAAGAGAGAACTTCTTGAACTTGAAATGAATGGCGCCCACTGGGCAAAAACGGCAGACTTGACTAAAGAGTCCATCAAAAATAGTTTTGCTGCCTATTTATCTCTCTCCACATCCGCACCCCTTCTAAACTGGGAAACTTATGAAGTCTTGGGGTCCCACTTTGAAGACATTGTTGAAGGTAGGTACCCAATCCTCTTAGTTTCAATGCCCCCCCGCTCAGGAAAGTCTAGATTAGGCTCCCTATTTCTATCTTGGCTTTTAGGGAAAGACCCTAATACCCATAATTTCATAACTTCTTACAGCCGAAATCTTTCCAAGATAGCAGCAGATAAAGTAAAACAATTGGTAAATACTTCTTCCGTTGTGGAGTTATTTTCAAAAATTAACTTGGAACCGCACCATGTCGTGCCAGTTGCCCCAGGGGGTTCTGTATGCGGATTTGCCTATGGGAACCCTAATCCCTTCTCTGAAGTGCCGGGGGTTTGGTTGATCGATGACTACCACAAGTACTCGGATATAACAGTGAATAAAGACTGGATTGAAAAGGAAATTATGACCCGGCACCTCCAAAACAGTGCCATAGTTGTTCTCGGAACAAGGTCTGGCCCTAACGACATCTTCAGTTACTTCTTAGAGAAATTCGGTACTTTCGACCCCGTCACAAACCCGAAAGGAGCTGTTCACATTAATTTGTCGGCAATCAT